GCCTCTAGTAGCCTAAATTTATAACGCGCCTAGGACGCGAAGTGTTAAAACACTCAAACGAAGGTTTATATCTTCCTACAAAGTTGTTGTCTCTTAAACATGGGCCGTTTGAAAGCCATCCAGCACTGGGATACTGGCAAATAATAACAAAAATAAAAACAGTAATAAAATAAATTAATTAAAACAATAAGTATATTTTTCAGGTTTCTTATTATACCGCCTTGTCCTGTGGCGGGTGAAGGGAGCTACCCAATGACCATGATGAACACGCCAACTCTTAGGAATAGTAAAAGCAATGTTCATGTCTATATGCGACAAACCAGGAATCTCATTACCAAGCGTAGAGTACCACGATAACATTTAAAGAGTTTTGTTCTCTAATCAGTAAGCAACAAATATATCAAATAAATAAGCAATAAAATCATGAAAAACATGACCATAATACAATATAAGACAACATGAGACTGATCCCACAAATTATAGCTTTGTGGTAGCATATTTAAAAATAAGACTAAAATCAAGCTGCTACTACGTTTATACCGTAGTTAACCTGGTCGACCCAAAACTGAGCAGATACTGTACCGCCAGGAGTAGAACCTGAACCGGAAGTAAATTGAACAGCTGCAGATTGGGTATTATCTGTAATAGAAAAACAAATAATCATAATAAGAATGGACTGCGTGCCAGTGTTGCCAGTAATAGCTAATGGAGTTGTAAAACCTTGGTTGTATTGAGAATACCAATTATTTGCATTAGTATAAGTGACTGTAGGCAAAGCAACAGTTGCAGCAGAAGTACCCCAAGCTATATAGGTCATCTTGTAGAACCCTGAATTGCCAGCAGGAAAACCAATACCGTTGGACGCAAAATTAGGTTGAAAAGCATCAGTACCTATAAAGGTCTGAGCTGTACCAAACCAAGCAGTATTGGAAACTCCAGTGGCATAACCAGCACATGAAGGATTAAGTGTGTTTTGAACAAGATTGATAGCATGAGGTTTCAAAAGTTCAACCTCATAAGTACACCATAATTCACCTAGTTTAACCCCTGTACCCTGGACACCTTGTGAACCAACATACAAATTACCAACATTATACATAAGAGGATTAGAAGGAGGATCATTAACGGTACCAGTAGAAACATATTGGACGGGGAATGGATTTTCTCTAGGGTTACATTCAATAGGATGAGCAAAATTTTCAGAAACTTTAGCATCGGAAGAGAAATATTCATTAAGCATCTCAGTCTTATTAAGTGGAGCTGGAGAAACTGAATTATATTGTGTACACATGAAAATATTTCCTATTGTAGTGTTAGTCGAATTAGCAATAGACGTTGAGGTAGAGCTTTTATAATGGAAGACCAGCCCTTTAAAATTAAACTCTTGGTAAGAACCAGCGATAGAGCTGAGCCAAGGGAAGGTAACTGGGTTTCCAGGATTGATAGTGAATGGTTGCACGGTAAAAGCACTAGCCGTGCCAGCAGAGGTTATGTCGCCAATGTATTCACAATGACGAATTATGGTGGAACTTGAAGTACGATGCATCATAGGAATATTACCAGAGAGGACAGAGTTAGAAGAAACCTGATAATCCCCAAAACCCAACCAATCAGAGATAGTGGATCCAAGCGATTGTCCTATAGTGGAACCTGCAGCGGGAACTCCACCTAAAGCACCTAAAGCTCCACCACCTAAAGCGCCAAATGATTTAGCCATTTGGCGTAACAAGCTTTCAGATACAGGATCTTTAGCCTTTTTACGATTATTTGAAGAAACTACTTTCTTAGTATTTTTAGCAGGCTGTCTAGCCTTTATAGATTTAAATTTAACTTTGTTTGGCATTGTATTGGATACCGCAAGCCAAAACGGGACTGTTCATCACACATATCTAACGAGGATCCGTGCAGTCTCTCGGCATTTTGTTTAGCACGTAAATATTTACAGAAAATCAAACGTTTTGGTCCTTAAATGTGTGACCCAATGACGGTATGTGCACCGCCAAGCATTGCTTACGGCAATAACTCGCCCAGTTGCTAATACCATTGATTGAAACAATCACTT